AAACGATCAAATGGAGGGATGACGCCTTTGTTGGGCCGTTGAACGAAAGCATCACGTCAGCGGATTGGACGCTTACTTACTACTTACGGTTTGACCATACGCATGAGGCACACACTGTCGCCGGCAGTGCGTATGGAACTGGCTGGGAGTTCACAATCAGCGCAACTGATAGTGCTGGTTTTAATGCCGGAAATTGGTACATATACGCTGAGGCCACAAAAGGGAGTGAGAAGTTTCCGCTAGGAAATGCAAGGGCTGAGGTTTTTGCAACTTACACATACACAGGCGATGCTGCTGCCTTTGATGGCCGCAGTCAGGCAGAGAAAGATCTAGACGCAGTCACGGCAGCAATCCGCGCAATTATTGCGGACAAGGCTGCGGAATACAGCATCGGCAACCGCACCTTCAAGCGAGTTGATCTTGCTGAGCTACGGATGCGTGAAAGTCAGCTTAAAGCCATAGTGGTCCGAGAGCGTAAAGCTGCAATGATCGCCAACGGTTTGGGTGATCCCCATTCCCTTTATGTGAGGTTCTGACATGGGCATCCGTTCTGCTTGGCGCGAACTGTGGCGCACTAATCCTGAGCCGATTCAGCGGCCACGCGCTCGCATGTTCGGCGGTGCCCAGGCCAGTCGCCTGACATCTGATTGGGTCACGTCTGTCACCTCTGCTGATCAAGAGATCAAGGGCAGCCTTAAACGCTTGCGGTCTAGGTCGCGTCAGCTTGTGCGCGACAACGATTATGCAAAGTCTGCCGTCCGCGTTGTCCGCAATTCTGTTGTTGGAACAGGCGTCAGGCTGCAAGCGCAGGTGATGCGTCAGCGTGGCGGCAAGCTTGACATTCGCATTAACGAGCAGATCGAAAAAGCTTGGTCGATGTGGGGCCGTAAAGACAGCTGCAATACCGCAGGTCAGCTGTGCTTTTCAGACATTGAAAAGCTTGCTGTCTCGTCAATGTGCGAGAGCGGTGAAGTTTTTATCCGCATGGTTCGGCAGAAGTTTGGCCGCAGCAAAGTCAACTTTGCCCTTGAGGTGCTTGAGGCTGACCAGCTTGACGAGGACTACAACAGCCCTACAACTACACCCGGCAACGTTTGGAAGCTTGGGGTTGAGCTTGACAAGTTTGGCCGGCCTGTCAGCTATGCCTTCCTAAGCCGTCACCCTGGTGATACTGCCTTCCCGACAAGGGAACCCGGCAAGCGTCACATCATTGTCCCGGCAAAAGATGTTATCCATCTGTTTGACCGGACATCTGCGCGTCCTGGTCAAACCCGTGGGGTCCCTTGGCTTGCATCTGCAATGCAGAGAATGCACCACCTAGACGGCTGGGAACAAGCGAGTGTTGTGCGTGCCAGGGCAAGTTCTGCTCTGATGGGATTCATCCAATCACCGGAAGGTGAGCTTGACCCAGGTGGCGAAATCTATGACGAACAGCGGGTAACAGGCTTTGAGCCTGGGCAATTCAAGTACCTGCAGCCAGGCGAGACGGTCACTATTCCTGACATGGATTCGCCAACTGGCGAGTATGAGCCGTTCCTCAGGGCACAGCTCAGGGCACTCGGTGCGGGTGTCGGCTGCAGCTACGAAGTCCTGTCAAACGATTATTCGCAGTCAAATTATTCGTCATCACGACTTGCTCTACTGCAGGACCGCGACAACTGGCGATCCATACAGCAGATGATGAAAGATCAGTTCTATCAGCCAATCTTTGATGCTTGGCTTGAGATGGCGGTGCTTAGTGGCGCACTAAATCTCCCTACTTATGAGACTGAGCCTGAGCGTTACGAGGCTGTGCGCTGGGTCTGCAGGGGTTACCACTACGTTGATCCGCAGAAGGAAATTGCTGCACAGAAGGCAGCAGTGCGCAGCGGATTCAAAACGCTTGCCGATTGCGTGGCCGAAAACGGTGGCGACTTTGATGAGTTCTTAGTCGCTCGCCAGTCAGAGTTGGCCAAGCTCGACGAGATGAACATCATCACTGACACTGATCCGTCTGCTGTAAATGGCAGCGGCGCTAGCCAGTACAAGCCGGCCAACACCATTGACGCCTTTGGTGACACGCCTGCGCCTGGTGACGAGGATGCAGAAAACGTTGGGGAAGAGGAAGTTGGCAACTATTAACGGCACAGAGATCGACCTCAGCCCTACTTCAGGGATGAAGGAAGAGGCGCAGCGTTATCGCGATTGGAAGGCTGACGGTGAATCTGGAGGCACTGAGGTTGCAGCACGCAGGGCCACGCAGATCTTGAGCGGAAGTGAGCTGTCTGCTGACACAGTGATCACCATGGCCGCGTGGTTCGCCCGCCACGAGGTTGATAAGCAAGGCGAAGGTTTTTCGCCTGGAGAAGACGGCTATCCGTCAAATGGTCGTGTGGCGTGGGCTGCGTGGGGCGGAGACCCTGGGCAGGTGTGGGCTACTAACAAGGCAGATAGAATTAAAGAAATCCGCGAACGTACTATGTCCGACGATTTGCAAGTAAGGGCCGAGCCCGGCGAACTTAGCGTCGGAGACTTTGTGCGCTGGAACAGTTCAGGCGGCACTGCAGAGGGCCGCATTGATCGCATTGAGCGTGACGGCACTATTAATGTTCCTGACTCTGACTTCACCGTGAACGGTGATGAGGGTGACCCTGCTGCACTTATTACGGTCTATCGCGAGACCGATGAGGGCAATGAGGCAACTGATGTGCAGGTTGGTCACCGCTTTTCAACGCTGACCAAGATTGCTGCGCTGCGCTCAGCTCCCACGCTCTACAAGCGGGCTGGTGAGACCAAGTTTGAGGAGCAGGAAGAGCGCACGGTTGAGTTCAGCTTTAGCTCTGAATATCCTGTCGAGCGTTCTTTTGGCACGGAAGTGCTGAGCCATGAGGAAGGTGCAGCTGACCTCGCACGCTTAAACGATGGCGCACCGCTGCTGTTCAATCACGACATGGATCGACCGATCGGTGTAGTCGAGCGTGCCTACATCGACAAGGATAAAAAGAAGGGTTACAGCCGCGTGCGGTTTAGCCGTAACTCTTTTGCGCAAGAAATTTTGACAGATGTCAAAGATGGCGTGATGAGAAATATCAGCGTCGGATACCGCATTAAGGAGATGGAAGAGCGGAACAATGAGTTTGTAGCGACAAATTGGGAACCTTACGAACTCAGCGTTGTTGCTGTGCCGGCAGACAGCTCAATTGGTGTGGGGAGATCCTTGCTTCCCACTACTACAATCGAGAAAGAAGAAGCCATTCAGGCGGATTCTGCGGCTCGTGTCGCACCACAAAGTTCACCCGATTCTGAGAATCAAATGTCCACTGCACCTGACATCAGTGTGGTGCGCGATGAAGCTTCCAAAAAGGCAGCTTCTGCAGAGCGCAACCGCATTCGCAACATTCAAGAGTTGTGCAGCAAGCACGAAATGCGTGATCTTGCTGAGCAACTGATCGACAACGGCGCATCTCTCGATGTGGCCCGTGAAGCTGTGCTTGAAAAGATCGGCGCTAAGCCGGTTGAGGCTGTGGCCCCTGTTGACCTTGGTCAGCAGACCCAAGAGCGTTATCAGCTCATGGATGGCGTTCGCGCCCTGATTACTGGTGACTGGACCTCCCACGGTGCTGGTCTTGTCCGTGAACTGAGCCAGGAAGTTGCACGCACCTCCGGCCTAAGCGCCACTGGTGAGCGTTCTTTCTTTGTTCCGTTCTCTGCCCTGAGCCAACGCGCCACCTACGTCACCTCTGGTGCAACCACTGGCGGCAACTTGGTTGAGACCGATCTGCTGGCTGATGATTTCATCGAGGCCCTGCGGAACTCCTCACCTGTGGTTGGCCTTGGCGTTCGCACCCTGACCGGCTTGGTTGGTGACGTGGCTATCCCCCGTCGCTCTGGCGTCGGCAGCGTTTACTACCTGGCAAACGAGACCACTGCAATTACGCAGTCTGAGTCCACTTTTGATCAGGTGACAATGTCACCCAAGAACCTGGCAGCACTGTCTAAGTACAGCCGCCAGACCCTGCTTCAAGCCACCCCTGGCATTGAGGAGCTGGTGCGTCGTGACCTGACTGACGGCATTAACGCTGCTGTTGATTCCGCAGTGCTGAACGGCTCCGGTTCTTCCGGCCAGCCCACCGGCATTCGCAACACCAGCGGCATCGGCTCTGTGGCCATGGGCACCAACGGCGGTGCAATCACCATGGAGAAGATTGTTGACCTGGAGACTGAAGTGCTCCAAGACAACGCTGGTGGTCCCAACATGGCCTACATCACCAACGCCAAGGTGATGGGTGGCTTGAAGAAACTCCGCGCTGGTGGTTCCACCACCACTGACGGTGCTTTCCTCTACAACACCGATCTGCAGGCTGTTGGTCGTGGCCCCACGCCTCTGACCCTGAACGGCTATCCGATTGCCGTCACCAACGCTGTGCCTTCCAACCTGACCAAGGGCACTAGCTCTAGCGTGTGTTCTGCTCTGGTTGCTGGTGACTTTAGCCAGGCAATGCTTGGCTTCTACGGCAACGGTCTTGAGATCACCGTGGGCACTGACTCCGATGACTTCAGCAAGGCTCTGACCTCGGTTCGCGGCATCATCACTTTTGATGTTGCAGTGCGCCAAGCCACTGCCTTCGCATCCATTGAAGACATCACCACCGCTTGATAACGGGGAGGGGGCCGGCAACGGCCCCTTTTTTTCTTATGCAAATCACCTGCACTAGAAACGTCATGGCATCTGGCAAAGCCCTTGAGGCTGGCCAGTCTTATGACGTGTCGGACTCTGACGGCGCACTGCTAATCCGTATGGGTAAAGCAGTCGAGGGCGCAGCACCTGCTAAGCCCAAGGCAAAACGAACGACGAAGGCTAAGGCTGATGGCGTTTGATGCGCTTGCCGATGACCTAGGAGTTTTCCTGGGAGACTTCAATGTGTCTGCTACGTCAGGCGCAACGACCGCGAACGTCATTCTTGACCAGCCCAGTCAAGTATTGGCTGGTGACATGGTGCTCAGCACTGACTACCAAATCACTGCCAAGGCTTCTGACTTTGGCACCCTTACAGCAGGCACCAGCATCACCGTCGATTCTGTTGCCTACACAGTGCGTGAGACACGCCTAATCGACGACGGACTGCTTTGTGAGATCTCGCTGCAGAAGACATGACGACGCTGCGCGAAAACATCCTTGACGACATTGTCAGCAGCCTTGCTGGCACAACCAACGTTGGAACGCGCATCTACAGAAGCCGTGTGGTGCCGTTGCAACGCGGTGAGAGCCCTGCATTAGTTGTTGAGGCAATCAGCGACACGCCTGAACAAAACACCAGCCTGCCGACCCTGGACTGGACGCTCATCGTGCGTGTGTCTGTGATTGTGCGTGGTGACAAGCCTGATGAAGTTGCAGACCCGATTGTTGAAAGTCTGCACAGCAAAATCATGGCCGATATTTCGCTCGGCGGATACGCCATCGACTGTCAGCCAGGAACGACAACCTTTGAGATGGTTGACGCTGATCAGCCAGCTGGTGTGATTGGTGTTGAATATCTAGTGCGTTATCGCACCCGACTCGCTGACCTGACTCAGGGCCCGTGACTATTATGGGTTCTGATAGTCAACTTCCTGTCTCCAACTGAGGTTTTGACCAATGGCACTTAGAACAAGTCAACGCCTTTTATTGGCGAAGGAAGAGGTCACCTACGGCACGGATCCAACGCCAACAGGTTCTGCAGATGCAGTTCTTGTTCGCAGTCTTGAAATCAGCCCTCTGCAGTCTGACGCTGTTGAGCGTGAGCTGATTCGTGGCTATATGGGC